AAAGCTGCCAATGGTCTTGCCACACATTCCAAAGTTCTGGCCGTTGAATCGCGTCATAGCCCACAACACATATGACAGCGACATACTTATTGTCTTGCCTGATCGGATTGCTCCGTCAGCTATAATGCCGTCATAGTCCTTCACGGGGGATGCATCGCACCACCAGTTCAGAACTTTCCGCTGCTTCTGAGAGAATGGCTTGAAATGAAAAATCTGATTAACCTTCTTCATCCGCCCAGTCCTCCGCAGCCGTACCGTTCAAGGCATCCAGGAATCCATCGTCAGCGACTTCTTCCCCGCCTTCTATTTGAGCTTTCGCCTTCATCATATCTATGCGGGCTTTTTGTTCTTCCGTAGCAAGGTCCATGTGGTCAGACAGCCACTGCAACGCTTTCATGCGGTCTGCCAGTTTTATCTTTATGCCATTGGCCGTATCAGCTATTTCGGAAACCAGCGTCCCGTCCAAATCATTTTTGACATGCACCATTCCTCCCGCTATATCTGCAAAATCGGTCATATCAGCAAAAGCAATATCCATGTACTTCTGGAAGATATCTGATTCATCCAACATTTCCCTGTTTAACCGATTCTGCTTCAGGCGCTGTATCTCTCCTTTAATCTTAGGATTTCTTAGGGAATTCCACCCCTCTACCATTGCTGTTTCATAGCTACATCCATATGCCTTCTGGTATGCCTTCGTAGCATTAAAACATCTGACATAATACAAACAAAAAAGCCGTTGCTTGTCAGTTAATTCAGTATTACTTATTACCTGTTCAACCTCATCTGCAATGGCTTTCTTTTTTTCTGAAGACTCATACTTTTGATTAGTAACGTTACTTTTCGTTTTTGGTAACGTTACTTTATCCCACTTGTCCTGATTCTTCCATTTCCGAACCTGTTCTTCTGACACCACCAGTTCTTCGGCAATATCTTTGAGCTTTCTTTTTTTTCCGCTGTCAACCCACAAACGGAAAGCTTTGTCCCGGTTCGGGCTTCTTGGCCTTGCCACACACCACCACCTCTCAATCGTGTTTGTTTTGGATAACGGAGCATCCGGAATCGAACCGGAAACCTAGGGAATGACCTCATATCCATCTACCATTGATGGTATACTCCGCAAATACACTCCATGTAAACTACCTGGCTGCCCTCTTCAAGCGGCACCTCTCATAATTAACTTCCGGAGTGTTATCCGCCGCCAATCGACTACCGCAATCACGACTGTAGCTTATACATGACGGATAAAGTTTTTTGCAGCCCTTCCTTGCGGGTGGCAGGGCTACCCTTCGGTAGGAAATACCGGCAAAAAGAAACACCCTGCGATACACAGGATGCTTCTTTCAAAAAAAATGTATGGGGAGGTCAATGGCATCTGTCATTTAACCTGCTTACACTATAACACAGGTTCACTATCGCATTCTATCTCCTTTTACATTACGAAATTTTTTAAGGCCCTTGCATGGATTTTATGAGTATGTTGCCAGCTGAATCCTAATTGAACAGCAATATCCTCCCACTTCATCAGTTTGATGTATCGATAAAAAAGAACATCCTTTTCATCCTCGTCCACAAGGCGCTCTATCTTATCAGATATTTCCTGGCACCTTTTAATCCTTAGGTATCTGGCCTTCTGGTATTTCCGCTCTTCTTCATCCAGACTTGCGGCATAACCAGATAAATCAGAACCGCCTGAAGCATGCGGCATCCCGTCAGCAATAACAGAAGGACATATCCGGTTAATCCGCATTTCCCGGATCCGTTCCTCGCTTCGCTTCATATCCCGGATAGCCCGCTCATAGCCCCTGAGATACCACTTTTTTTCGTCGTTTTCAGTAAAATCTTTTGCTTCATTGTCCACTGCTGTCACCCCCCCATCAGTCAAGCAAATCATCTTTGTGCCGCATCTTAATGCAGGCAGCCGCGGCCAGTATGTATCCTGCAGCGATAATACATCCGCCTATAATTACAATCACCTTAATAATTCCTATGCTCCTTAATTATTTAGTTACAGCCATTAGAACACAATATATTGTGTTATGTAATTTATATTGCATATATATTGTATAAACGTATTG